ATAACTTAGGTACTACCCAAGATGGTTGGTACCAACCTGGTTATCAGATTAAACTATTTAGAATTGATATCGATTTAGGTCCTATATACAGCTTACCAGGGGTTTATGATACTCCATTCGAATTCTATAATGATACAGTAGAAGCTTTACAGCCTATAGGAACCCTTATACAAGCCGATACTTATATTGAGAAATCATTTGTTAGACCAGGCTCAATTGGGTTTGACTATTTAAATGATGGTTCAATTGAACTACGTGAAGTAGTATATAATGAGAGTTTATTAGGTAAAACTATCGGCTTTAAAGACCATTTTGAAAATACTAAATTCTATAATCCTCGCCCTATAGGTGAATTTGGAACATTAACTTTTGAAGATGCTATAAATAAACGTATAGGTAATATACAGATAGGTGCTCAAGTCACCGAAGCAACAATTTAATTAGGAGTAACTTACACAATGCCAGCAATTATAACAAGCAAATTTAGATTAGACACGACTGGAAAGTTTGTTAATAGTATTACCACTTCAGGTGGAGATACATATTATATGGGATTAGGTCATCCACAAAACTGGACTGATGAGTCTTTAGCTCCAAGCCCATATGAAAATGATGTGACTAGTAATACTACATGGCAGAATATGTATGCCATGAAAGAAATAGCTTCGGAAGAAATATCATTTGCTACCCCTAATCATGCATGGATCAGTGGTACATTTTATGCAGCATATGATGACAGAGATGTTAATATTGAAGGTAAAGAATTCTATATTAATACCCCTGCAAATAACATCTATCTTTGTATAAGAGGTGGCCAAGGTTCATCAGTTAATAATCCAGATGATCATGCTGATGCAATGACTACTTCTAATATTGAAACAGCTGATGGTTATATATGGAAATATCTATATACTGTTGATAATACATCTAGTGACCGATTCTTAACTGCATCATTTATCCCAGTAAACTATTCTACAGCGGGTGGTGGTACTAACGAAAATATTAACCAATGGAATGTACAACAAGCCGCGGCTAATATTAAGGGATCTATCTTTAATATTATTATTGATAATGGTGGAGCTAATTTTACATCTGCCCCTACAATTACAATTGATGGTAATGGCGATAGAGATACTAATGGTGATCCAGACTTTTCTGCCACTGCTATATTAGGTACTGGTGTTAATAGTGATAAAGTTGTAGAAGTTACTATTACTAATCCAGGTAAAAACTTCTCAGCAGCTAATATAGGATTTAGTGGTGGTGGCGGTGATGGTTTAGCTATGCACCCTGTTATAGGCCCTAAAGATGGGTTTGGTGCTGATGCAAGAGTTGACTTAAGAGCCCATTATGTAGCTATTCACTCACAATTCAATGGTACTGAAAATGCTGATCTACTAACAGCAAGTTCATTTAGACAAATAGCATTAATTAAAAATCCAATTGATGTGGCTACATCAGCAGTTGCTGAAGGTAATGCTTATACTGTGTGTAGTGCATTAGCTATAGCCCCAAGTGGAGCATATGCTGCAGGAGATATTATTCAAGGTAGTGGTTCAGCGGCAAAAGGTATAGTAGTAGAATTTAAGAATGATACTATATATTATATACAAACTGATACCACTGGTTATACCCCATTTGATGTAAATGATACCTTAGCAATAGTAGCGGCCGATGGTACAGCTACTGGCGCCCATGCAATTGCAACTAGTGGTCTTATAGCCCCTGAAATTGTTCATAGATCTGGTGATCTATCTTTTGTAGAAAATAGAACAGCAGTAACACGAGGTACAGATCAAATCGAAACTATTCGTTTGGTATTAGCATTTTAAATTAGGAATTAGCAAATGGCAATTAAGTTTAATATTGAACCATATTGGGATGATTATAATGTAGCTGGGGTTGATGGTTTAAGCCCTAGAGAAAAGTATAATAAGATCCTATTTAGACCAGGTCATGCGCTTCAAGCCCGTGAGCTTACTCAACTTCAATCAATGCTTCAAAATCAAGTATCATCTGTTGGTGATAACTTGTTTAAAGAAGGTATGTTGGTTGTTCCTGGCCACGTCCATGTTCATACCAAGATTGCATATATTAAAATTGCAGCTGGTACTTTAACCCTTACTGACTATAATGATCTTAAAGGTTTAACTATAACTGATGGAGCAAGTTCAGCTAAGATTATTCATGCTGAGACTGCAGTAGATCAAGATCCATTAACATTATATGTTAACTATATTTCAGGTGATAATATATTTGCTTCTGGTGCTGCATTATCAGGTACTGATTTAAACGGAGATGCATTTACCCTTAATAGTATTACAACAGACGCTATTGGCTATGGTTCATTAGTATCAGTTGATGAAGGTATTTACTACATTAAGAAACACTTTGTAGTAGTATCTGCAGATACTATCATATTAAATAAGTATAATTTTAATGTATCAGCTGACGTAGGTCTTAAGATCACTGAAAGTATTGTTAATTCAGGTTCTGATATATCATTAAATGATAATGCTTTAGGCACCCCAAATGAATCAGCTCCAGGCGCCCATAGATATTCAATTCGCACGCAGTTATCTAAACAAGATTTAAATGCTTCAATAGGTAATTTTGTATTACTAGCGAGAATCGATAAAGGTATATTACAACCTGAAGCTAGAATCGAATATAATATTTTAGGCGATACATTAGCGAGAAGAACATTTGACGAGAGTGGTAATTATACAATCAATCCATTTCCAGCTTCTATTAGAAATGAAGCGACAGGCGATGCTACTAAATTAGATATTGCAATTGAACCTTCGAAGGCCTATGTAAGAGGTTATGAAATTCAAACATTAGAAACAGTTAATGTTACCTTTAATAAAGCACGTGAATCAGCTTTAGCTAAGAACCAAATTGCTCCAATTAATTTTAGTAATTACTTCGAAGTTTCTAGTATGGCTGGTTTTCCAGATATAGTAACATTCGGAAGTATTAATCTTAAAGAGAATACTACTACTATTGGTACAGTTAAAGTTAGATCGATAGAACCTGCTGCTACTTCAGGTAATCATATATTACACATCTTTGATTTAAAATTAAATTCTGGTAAAACTGTAGCTAATGTAACTAGTATTGCTGGTGGCACTTTAACTGCAACACTAGTAGGCGCTGCAACTGGTGATGATACCTTATTATTCCCCCTCCCATTTTCTAGAGTTAAGACATGTGACACTATTGTAGATCCAGATAATACTCTTAATGATGTATTTGACTATGACTATTCAGCTACTGTAGTTGATGAATGTACTACTGTTGGTGGTGGATTAGATGGAGTATTTAGTGTTAAATCAGTGGCTTATGAAACATTTAAAGAATTTACTACAGGCCAAACTAATTATATCGCAGTTGTTAATGAATTAGCTGGTGAGATTTTAACCTTGCAAACTACAGACGCAACGGTAGCTAATTATATTGCATTTACTGGAACAGCTGCTGACCGTAAACAAATTACAATATCTAATTTATCTACTACTATACAAGGCAAGACTATTAAATTGTTTGCGCCGGTTACTAGAACATTAGCACATGGATCAAAAACTTTAACAACAGGTTCTGTTCAATTTGCAGGAGTTAATTTAACTGATCTTAATAGTGGATCAGCACTATCCCTTAATAAATGTGATATTATTAAATTAACATCAATTACTGAAGATTCTACTGGTGATGATATTACTAAACACTTTGATTTAGATAACGGTCAACGTTCAGCTTATTATGGCCCTGGATTAATTTCATTAGATATTAATACTAACTATACCCTTACAGGAGATATCACTGTTAACTTTGACTTCTTTACCCACGAAGCTGGTAAAGACTTCTTTACAATTGATTCATACCCAGCAGGCTCATATGAAGATATTCCAAGCTTTAACGGCGTTGAATTAAGATCAGCAGTAGACTTTAGACCAAGGGCTACTGATACTTCAACCGAAGCTTTAGTAACATTTGATAGTGATGGAAGTTCAATATGTCCTAAAGAGAGCTCACAGTTTAAAACAGATATCCAATATTACTTAAATAGAATTGATCGAGTATACTTAGATAAGGATGGTAAATTTGGAGTACTTGAAGGGGTAAGTGAATTAAATCCTGAACTACCAGCCACCCCTAAAGAGTCTATGGTATTATATAACCTATTTGTACCAGCTTATACATTAGACCCATCTGAAGTTAATATCCAAGTATTGGATAATAGAAGATATACGATGAGGGATATTGGTAATATCGAAAGTAGAGTTGATAGATTAGAATATTATACTGTGTTATCTTTATTAGAAAAAGAAGCAGCGGATCAGCAAATGTTTGATAAATTTAAGAGTGGATTCTTAGTTGATTCATTCCAATCTACTAATGTAGCTGACGTACTAAGCCCAGAATATTCTGCAGGTATTGACCGAAAGAATTCATTGCTAAGACCTTTATTTTCTGAAAGTAATGTAGGTTTAACCTTAAATGAATCTACTTCTACTACTGGAGTAAGAACTGGTGATATCGTAACATTACCATATACAAATGCAGCATTATTAGATCAGCAACAATATTCAGGGGCGGTTAACGTTAATCCTTATGAAGTATTTAACTGGACTGGTACTCTAAAACTAAGCCCATCATCTGATGAGTGGAAAGATATTGATCGTAGACCTGATGTAAGAATTAATAATGATGGCGTTTATGATGCTATGTTAAAGAGTGTTACAGCATCAACTGCTACAGGTACAATATGGAATTCATGGGAAACTAACTGGACAGGTAAGCAAACCCATAAAGAAAATATGAGAGGTTCTACTGGCTTTAATAGTATAACTTCTGATAAAGGTCAAAATAGAACAGGTATTCAAACAACGATTGGTACTGATACTATTATTGAAAGTGTTGGGGATAGAGTTGTAGAAATTAACTTTGCTCCATTCATGAGATCAAGATTTATATCATTTGAAGGAACTAGATTAAGACCTGATACTCAAGTATATGCTTTCTTTGATGGCGTAGATGTATCTGATTGGGTTAATATGGTAGATCTAGATAACTTAGATGCTACATTTACTGCAATGAAACAAAATGCAGAAGTAACTGGTATTAATGGTGAGGCTGGAAATCCATTAGGTGGGGCTGGTACACTTACTACTGAAGCTAATGGTAGTATTAAAGGATCATTCTTTATTCCTAATAATGAAGCTTTAAATTTTAGTACTGGTAATAAGACTTTAATATTAACATCTTCAAGCACAAATAGCCAAACAGGTGATAATACAACATCTGCTACAGCAAATTATATCGCTAAGGGATTAATTGAAACGGTAGAAGCAGTTTCAATTGCCACTAGAGTACCTGTAGTACAAAGACGTCGTTTAGATGAATCACGCGTGGTTAATACAACAGATAGACAATGGACAGTTGATTATTCAGATCCATTAGCCCAGTCATTTGTAGTTGGTATTGATGGGGGAGCATTTATTACCTCATTAGAACTATACTTCGAAACTAAAGATATTACTGAAGTGCCAGTACAAGTTCAAATTAGAGAAATGGAAAATGGAGTACCAACCCAACGTGTTGTCCCATTTGCTGATAAGACTTTAGATTCAGGGGATGTGAATATACCTGATACAGTTACACCTAATCCATCAACGGTATTTACCTTTGATTCCCCTGTTTATTTACAGAACGGTGTCGAATATTGTTTTGTTATTATGGCTAACTCAGCTGAGTATAGAGTTAAGTATGCTGGCATGGGCGAAGATGATGCTGACGGTAATAGAATCTCTAAGCAACCACATAATGGTGTTATGTTTAAATCGGCTAATGCATCTACATGGACCCCTGATCAAAACAAAGACATTACATTTAAAATGAATCGTGCGGTATTTGCACCAAGTGCCACAGTATATTTAGAAAATGATATAATTCAATCTCGAGCATTAAGAGAGCATCTAATGATATTATTGTATCTCATAGCAATCATGGCATGACCACTGGTGAAACAGTATCAGTATCATATGATGCTACCACCGGTACAGTTGGTGGTATACCTGATACAGAAATTAATAAAGACCATGTAATTAAAAATGTAACTCGTGATAATTATACTATTACATCAGATACAACTGCAGCTAATACTGATGGTATCTTTGGTGGTAAGGGTATTAAAGCATCAGAGAATCTTGCGTGGAATATATTATATCCAACGATACAAGAAGTAACGTT